CTTTCAAGGAGCTTTTGTTTTCCAAGAACATTGAGGGCATTGGCATAAGCCATAAGCCTTCTGATTAAAGCGTCATAGTGGTCAACAGATTCAACATCTCTTCCTCTCAGAATATCAAGCGGAACATTGAATATATCAGCAAAAGCTTCCTCTGTGGCTTGGTCAGGATGCCTTCTGCCTTGCTCATACATACCGATTGCAGAAGCGGACAAACCGACCTTCTTTCCCAACTCCGTCTGACTCCACCCATTCTGTTCTCTGAAATATTTCAACATATCCTTAAATTCAGCCATTTTCATCCCCTCCTACCTTCTTTTTGAAAATAATAACACAAAGCGTGTTGACATTCAACACATATAGTGCTAATATAGCAAGTGTGTGAAACATCACACGAAAACTTAAGAAGGAGGTGCAAAATGAAAAAGACCACAGGGCAGAAACTAAGAAAGCTCAGAGGTAGAAGAAGTATCGCAGAGACCGCAGAAGCTATGGGAATTCCTGCATCAACTCTTAGTATGTATGAGAGGGATGAGAGAACACCAAGAGATTCTATGAAGGTTAAAATTGCGAAGTTTTACAAAACCACTGTTGACTATTTATTTTTTAGCTAACAATCACACGATTCGTGTGAAGGAGGTGGAAGATGTATGTAACAGTAAAACAGCTTGCCACAGATCTGAACTGTTCGGAGCGGACGATTATGCGAAACTATCTCGAAATGGAACGCACAGGATTATACCCGGAGGCAGTCATTCAGATCGGAGGAGTAAAGATTAAGCGAGATGACTTCATGGCATTTCTTGCCAGGAAAAGAAGAATGAAGGAGGAAGGATGGAAGAAAAATTGAATATTATGGGAATCGGTATCGGAATTATATGCCTGGCATTGGCTATTGGCTGCATAACATTGGCTTTGCAGTTGGCAAATGTTCGGAGGGGACTTTCAAATCTAAAAATCGAAATGGAGAAGGGCGATGCAGCACTGCATGAAAGAGCCAACATGATGAATGAAGATATTGGCAACTTATACGCGGAGCTTGAAGGAGTTGATTCTGATCTTGGAAGGCTTATCACATCGAGTAAGCTGAACAGTGCAAGCATCAAGGCAGTAGATAAGAGGCTCAGGAGCCTTGAGAATGTCACCAATAAAATGATAGCAGAGAAGAAGGAAGCTGAGGAGAAGAAAAGCCAGAATACCACCAAGGCAAAGACCAACACGGAAGAAGTTCATGAGGTTTATGCAGAAAGCTCCGGAGTTGGTGAATATCTGGGAGTATACGAGCTGACGGCTTACGAATACACTGGAAGCCCTTGTGCTAACGGCAATATGCCAAGCACCGGCTACACGGTAGCTTGTAACAGCCTTCCACTGGGGACACGCATCTATATAGAAGGCTATGGATATTATGTGGTTGAAGATCGAGGCGGCATGAGCTCGGGAACAATTGATATCTATCTCGGAGATGCTGATGCCTGTATCCAGTTCGGGCGAAGAACCGCAAATGTATATTTAGCAAATTAAAAATATTTAGGAGGTAAAAGAAATGGCAGCATTATTTGACGCGGTTTTGGTCAGATTACCAAAAACTGACAAGGTTTATTTAGTAAAGGCTCCGGCTTATACACATATCAATGCCGGAGACCTCTTGGAAATCGAGGACAGCGATGACGGAATAGCCCTCAAGTCAATATCAATCTATGAGAGCTGTGAGGATGATTTGGACACATTACTGAAAGCAACAGGAGTGAAAGAACCTCTGTTAAGAGTCAAGGCTTACTATTGCAAGCATGAAATTAATTGGGAGGATGAAGCAAATGATTGAAATTAAGGAAGCCCCGGATGCGGTCACATCCAAGGGCTCAAAAAAAAGTGAAGAATGCCCTATCACTGGGCACAACTATTATATCACACTTGTTATGGCGGTAACAACAGCATTAGCTTGCTGGAGGATAACGGATGTCTGGAGCGGAGTGGTTGCGCTGCTTTGTGCGATGGTAACTATCTGGATGGTATATGACTATGTGGGAGGTTTAGAAGATGACTCAGAAAAAGCTTAAATGCGAATTATACAACGACTCAATGCAAGGATGGAAGTGTTATCCCATTCAAAAGGCGCAGCTTATTATAGCGGATATTCCATATAATGTCGGAACTAATTTCTATGGTTCTAATCCTATGTGGTATGTGGGGGGAGACAATAAGAATGGAGAAAGCAAGCTTGCAGGAAAGAGCGCATTTGCAAGTGACTTCAATTTTAACGTGTATGAATATTTCCATTTCTGTTCAAGACTGATGAGGAAAGATGACACGAAGCCCCAAGGAAGGGGCAGAAGTTCCAACAGCCCTTGCATGATAGTTTTCTGCTCGTTTGAACAACAGCATGATTTGATATTAGCTGCTAAGAAGCAAGGCTTTAAGAATTATATCCCATTGTATTTTATCAAACGATATAGTCCGCAAGTTCTGAAAGCTAATATGCGAGTAGTGGGAGCTACAGAACACGCATTGTTATTTTATCGTGATAAGTTACCAAAGTTTAGAAACGGTCTTCAAGTTGATGAGAACGGAAAAAATATCAGAGGCACAGGACATATGATATTTGACTGGTTCGAATGGGAAAGGGATGGAAAAGAAATTCCGAAGATACATCCTGCTCAGAAGCCCGTTAAACTTCTTAAAAAGTTAATAACAACCTTTACGGATGAGGGAGATGTTGTCATTGATCCTTGTTTCGGTAGCGGTTCAACAGGAAGGGCTTGCCTTGAGACTAATCGCAATTTTTACGGCTTCGAGATTAATAAGGAATTTTACAGAAGAGCAAAAGAGGAAATGTGCGTCTTGCCAAAAGATGAACAGATAAAGATTACAGACTATAAGGAGGTACAAAATGACAATTTATGAATTAACAGCAGATTTTCTGCAAATCTCCGAAATGATGGAGAATCCGGAGCTTGACCCGGAGTTCCTGGCTGACACCATGGAAGCGGTCGATGGTGAGCTGGAAGTCAAAGCGGAAAATTATGCAAAAGTTATGAAGAATCTCGATGGTGATATTGAGGCTCTAGATAATGAGATTAGAAGATTAACGTCCCGGAAAAAGGCACTTGAGAATAACATCAAGAACATGAAGAAGGCTCTTCAGAGCATGATGACGATCACTGGAAAGATAAAGTTTAAGACGGATCTATTCAGCTTCGGAATCCGCAAGAATACTCCTGCGGTAGTGATGGATGAGCAGTATATCGAGAATGTGCCTGAGCGATTTCTCAAGTACAAGGAGCCAGAGATTAATAAGACTGCAATCAAAGAGGCAATCATGGCCGGAGAAGATCTGGAAGGCCTTGCTCATTTGGAACAGTCGGAATCACTTACGATTAGATAGGAGGGCGAATATGAATATCAAGGGAAACATCGATCAGGTAGTATACATCCCTGCGACCATTTCAGAAATCAAGATAACAAAGCAGGGCATCCAGTACACTTGTACACTTCCGAAAGATGGAATCTGCCAGTGCTATGAGGAATCAGAGCTCCGCTTTATTGAAGAGTCAGAAGTTCCGAAAGAAGAGAAGCCGAAAGCCACTAAGAAGACCAAGCAGAAGAAGGAAGCTCCGATGCTGACAGCTACCAAGAGACGCGGAAGACCCAAGAAGGCAACTGTTGAGGACTTGCTGGCAAAGGTTAAGAGTCAAGACAGCATCCCGGCTAATGCCATGGATGCACTGGCTGAATCAATGACAGAAAGGGGAGAGGCAATATGATACCAGTATTGATAATGGGAAGAAGTGGTTCTGGTAAGACTTATAGTCTGAAGAACTTCAAGGCAGATGAAATCGGAGTTATTTCCGTAGAAAAAGGAAGATTGCCGTTTAAGACAGATATTAAGGTTGCGAAGGTTCCTGCAGCATTCAAAGATGCAAAAGATTATGCACAGCTCCACAGAATGAGATATGCCTGGATATTCCAGAGCATCTGCTCTGCCAAATGCAAGGCCATAGCAATAGACGATAGTCAGTATCTTCTGGCGAATGAGCTATTCGATAGAGGATCTGAAAAAGGATACGACAAGTTCGCCCAGATTGCTTCTAACTTCCGAGGCCTGATTCACTCAATCAATGAGAGTGAGATCGAGGATAAGATAGTTTACTTCCTGCATCACACGGAGACGGACACTGACGGAAGAGAGAAGGTTAAGACCATCGGAAAGATGCTTGATGAAAAACTGACAGTTGAGGGATGTTTCGACATCGTGCTTTATTGTCAGGATCATAAGTTCTATACACAGGCTAACGGACAGAGCACCGCGAAGAGTCCGGAGGATATGTTTGAATTAGAGATACCGAATGACTTAAAGGCTGTGGATACGGCTATTAGAGAATATTATGGAATTTAGGAGGACAAATAAATGATTAACGTACCAAAGTATAACAAGGAGAACAGAAAAAGCGGAGCAGCCTTTGAGAGGCTTCCGAAAGGAAACTATGTATGTAAAATCCTCAATGTTGAGGAAGTGACTTATAAGAACGGCAAGAGAGGCATTAAGATCTCATTTGACATCGCTGAGGGCGATTATAAAGACTTTTATATGAAGCAGTGGAATGAGAACACCAGGGAAGATAAAAAATGGAGCTTCGATGCCACCTACTATCTGACAATCCCTTATGAGAACTGCGAATCCTATGTAATTGACGGATGGGACACGTTCTGGGCAAACATCGAGGATTCAAACAATGGATTCATTTGGAACGGAGATGAGAAGACTATCAAAGGCAAGGTTTTCGGAGGATGCTTCCGAAATGAACAGTCCCAGAACGAGCAGACCGGGCAGATATATGATCATACAAGATTAGCAGGAACCCGAATCGCTCAGGACATCCGTGATGGCAAGGTTAAATGGACTCCAAAGGATAAGTTTATCGAAACCGCTCCTGCTTCTGATGACAATAGCTTTGTGAATGTTCCAAATGTTGAAGAGTTAGATCTGCCATTCAAGTAGGATGGATCAATTCGACATACAGAAAATCCTTAAATCGTTCAGCGTGATTATAGATACAAGAGAACAGCAGAACAGGAGAGCTGAGAGGCGGTATCACGATCTGGGAGTTGATTATAACAGGGCAGTGCTGGATTACGGAGACTACACCTACAATCTGGCACTCCCAAGCGGTCAGCTCCATGACATTTCCAAACGGATCCGCGCGATCTGCGTAATAGAACGGAAGCAGAACCTTGATGAACTGGCCATGTGCTTTACTCGGAGCAGAGACAGATTCCAGAGGGAATTTGAGAGAGCGCAGGCAGCAGGAGCGAAGACCTATCTTCTGACAGAAAATGCGTCCCTGGATATGCTGCTAAAAGGTCAATACAGATCACGCTTTAAACCTCAGGCATTCATAGCAAGCCTCATGGCTTATTCCGTCCGGTATAACATGACTCCGATATTCTGTGAGATGGAACACTCAGGACGGATTATCAAGGAGATCTTATACCGGGATGCTAAAGAACGATTAGAGAGGGGAGAATTTGATGGCAAGAGTTAAATATTTTCAATTATATGAATCACTTTACAACGTAATAAAAGACTTGCCTGCAGAAGAATTTAAAAGGGCTTTAATGCCATTATTAGATTATGCATTTTCAAACAACCCTCACGAGGTTGATTGTGATAGGTTCTTTGAATCTATTTTCATTCAAAATGTTGTATTCATTGAAAAACTTCAGCAGGATATCGAAAATGGCAAGAAAGGTGGGGCACCAAAGGGAAACAAGAACGCAAAAGGGCACGGAGCTCCAAAGGGAAATGCTAACGCAAAGAAAAACAAACAACCCTATACAACCGACTCAGAAAAAAACAAACAACCCGATAAGGAGAAGGAAAAGGAGACGGAGACGGATACGGATAAGGAAACGGATACTTTTTCTTCCGAACCTTCGCACACGCCCTTGGAGGGCGGTGCTCGTTCGGATAATGAGTCAGAAGAGGTGTTGCTGCCTCACATAGGAACTGTTGATGAGTTGCCAGTAGATGAAGATGGCAACTGGATTTGGCCGGAGGATGATTATTGATGTATGGCAATTATGTATTCAAGCCGGAGGATGCGGAGCGGTTTGCTTATGAAAACCACTTCAAGACTCGGAGGCAGGGCGATGAGCTTGTATTTGCCAAATGTCCATATTGCGGTGCATCTTCCGGAGCAGATAAAAACAAGTTTGCAATTAATCTGAAGACAGGACAGTTTAATTGCTTCAGAGCTTCCTGCAGTCACCATGGCAACATGATCACATTGGCCTATGATTTTAACTTTTCACTTGGCAGAGAGGTTGATGAGTATTACAGACCGCAGAAGATTTATAAGAAATACAAAAGACCGACAGAACCGATTGAACCAAAGGAGACTGCTATAAGATACCTCAAATCCAGAGGAATATCAGAACAGACTGCTCGGAGGTATCAGATTACATCCAAGGATACAGCTATTGTATTCCCGTTCTTCGATGAAAACGGAGATATTCAGACTATCAAATACCGGAATCCGAATGCTAAGAAGGGAGAGAGTAAAGAGTGGTTTGAGAAGAACTGCAAGCCTATTCTGTTCGGAATGTATCAATGCAATCTGCAGAATCGGACCTTGATAGTGACAGAAGGACAGATGGACAGTTTATCTGTGTCAGAGGTGGGGATTGAAAATGCCGTTTCTGTTCCCGGTGGTGTTAACTCATTCACATGGGTTCCGTATTGTTGGGACTGGATGCACAACTTCGATAAGATAATCATTTTCGGAGACCACGAAAAGGGCAAGATAACTCTTCACAAGGAATTCACACAGCGTTGGGGCTCCAAGGTTTGGTGCGTCAGAGAAGAGGATTATCTGGACTGCAAGGATGCGAATGACATTCTTCGGAAGTACGGAGCGGAGCAGATCAAGAAGTGTATCGAAAATGCAGCACAGCCACCTATTCCGCAGATAATAGATCTGTCAGAGGTTGAAGATGTTGATATTACATTAATTCCAAAGTTAAGAACGGGGCTGATCAAGTTGGATGAAATCCTTTGCGGAGGATTGCCTTTCGGACAGCTTGTTCTTGTAACTGGAAAGAGCGGAGACGGAAAGAGCACACTTACAAATCAAATTATATGCCAGGCTATCAATGATAATTATAAATCATTTATATATTCAGGAGAGCTGCCAAACTACTTGCTAAAGGCATGGCTTACATTCCAGGCAGCCGGAACGAATAATATTATCAAGAAAAATCAAAATGAATATGTGGTGAAGGCAGAAGCAAAGCAAAAAATATCTGAATGGTTCAAGGATAAAGTGTGGATCTATGACAACAGAATAACGGAGGCTGCAGAGGATGAGCAGACCGGACTTCTGGATCTGATCGAAAAGGTTATCATTCAGAAGGGCGTAAGTGTTTTACTCTTGGACAACCTCATGACTGCGTTAGATTTAGATCCGATTGTCTCTCAGGACAAATATGATAAGCAGGCGTTATTCATGAAGAAGCTTGCAAGACTGGCATTAACTCATAATGTGCTTATTATCTTGGTGGCTCACAAACGCAAGATGGGTTCTTCCTCAGAAAATGACACTGTGGCAGGATCCTCGGATATAGTCAATCTGGCATCAATCGTGATCAGTTACGAGAGGGCAAACAAACAAGATGATCCTGAGCAAAAGTTGAGATATTTGAAAGTTACAAAAAACAGACTATTCGGAGCTCTGACCATGAATAATGGGATAGTTTTAGAATTTGATCCTGCATCCAAGCGGATCTATGAAAAGGATAACAACGGCGAAAAAGGAAAGCATTATAATTGGCAGCCATTATATGAGGACTACTTCATTGATGTGAGTGACAAAGAGCTGCCATTCTGAAAGGGTGGTGAAAATGGGATTTATCAAAGGTGGAAAAGAATGGAATATGTTTGCCGAGTTCTATGTTCTCTGTGAAAAGTGGTGGAATCCGCCGAAGGGGAATTCATACGAGGCGAATAAATGGTT